CCGGGTGAATCACCAGGAAGTTCGGGCCTTCGTAAAAGCAGTCCACCGGACAGACTTCTACGCAGTCGGTGTACTTGCACTTGATGCAGTTGTCGGTGACGACGAAGGTCATTTCTAATTTTCTCCTCAGGCGGCGGCAGCGTTGCCCCTTCACGGTTGGGGTCGCCAGGTTCGGGAGCGATGTCTGCCAGCCAGGCTATTAGCCAGCAGCATCCCGAACCGCGCGAGATTCTAACAGCTTGAAGCCGTTTGCGTTATATCCGGTTCGTCGGTGCTTAGATCCGGTTCTTTAGTGCATAGAGCATTTCGAGTGCACGACGCGGTGTGACGTCATCCAGATCCAGTTTCGCCAACTCATCCAGGACCGGATGCGGGAGGCTGGCAAACATGTCGCTCTGCTGCGGTGTCGCCGGTTTGCCCTTGACGGCCGGTTTTGGCGCCTCATGTGGCAGCGCGGTATCTTCCAGGCGGCTCAGGTGCTCACGAGCACGCACGATCACTTCGCTTGGCACACCGGCCAGCTGTGCGACCGCGAGGCCGTAACTCTGGCTTGCCGGGCCTGGCAACACATGGTGCAGGAACACGATGCGTTCATTGTGTTCGGTCGCATTGAGGTGCACGTTGGCCACCAGCGGTTCGGCTTCCGGCAACACAGTCAGTTCGAAATAGTGTGTCGCGAACAGAGTATAGGCCCGCAATTGCGCCAGACGCTCAGCCGCTGCCCAGGCCAGGGACAGGCCGTCGAAGGTGCTGGTCCCGCGACCAACTTCGTCCATCAGTACCAGGCTGCGCTCGGTAGCGTTATGCAGAATGTTCGCGGTCTCACTCATTTCCACCATGAAGGTCGAACGCCCACCGGCGAGGTCATCGCTGGAACCGATCCGGGTAAAGATCCGGTCCACCAGCGACAGTTCGCAACTCGCTGCCGGCACAAAACTGCCGATATGTGCCAACAGCACGATCAGTGCAGTCTGGCGCATATAGGTGGATTTACCGCCCATGTTCGGGCCGGTGATCACCAGCATGCGGGTGTTGTCATCCAAGCTCAGGTCGTTGGCCACGAACGGCGTGGTCAGCACTTGCTCGACCACCGGGTGACGGCCCTGGGTGATACGCATGCACGGTTCGCTGACGAACGTCGGGCAATTCAGGTCGAGATTCAGCGCACGTTCGGCGAGGTTGCTCAGCACGTCCAGTTCGGCGAGAGCCGAGGCGGTGTCCTGCAATGGGGGCAACTGGCTGATCAGATCTTCCAGCAATGCTTCATAAAGCATCTTCTCGCGGGCCAGGGCACGGCTCTTGGCCGACAGTGCCTTGTCTTCGAACTCTTTCAGCTCTGGCGTGATGAAGCGCTCGGCACCTTTGAGGGTCTGACGGCGAATGTAATCTGCGGGCGCCGACTCGGCCTGTTTGCTCGGCAGTTCGATGAAGTAACCGTGGATGCGGTTGTAGCCGACTTTCAGGTTGGCGAGGCCGGTGCGGGCCTTTTCCCGGGCTTCCAGATCGATCAGGAACTGGCCGGCGTTTTCGCTCAGCGACTGCAGCTCGTCGAGCTCGCTGTCGTAACCGGTTTTCAGCACGCCGCCGTCGCGGATCACCGCCGGCGGGTTGTCGATGATGGCTTTTTCCAGCAGCGCGGCCAGTTCCGGGTACGTGCTGGTGGTGGTCGCCAGGCGTTGCAGGTGCGGCGCTTCCAGGTCAGCCATTGCCACTTGCAGTTCAGGCAACGCGCCGAGTGCATCACGCAGGCGGGCGAGGTCGCGAGGGCGGGCATTGCGCAGGCCGATCCGCGCCAGAATCCGCTCGATGTCGCCGATTTCCTTGAGCTGCGGTTGCAGGTTTTCAAAGCGATAGCGGTCGAGCAGGCAAGTGATCGAGGTCTGACGCGCCAGCAACACGGTCAGGTCGCGCAGCGGACGGTTGAGCCAACGTGTCAGCAAACGGCTGCCCATGGCGGTCTGGCAACGGTCGACCACCGATTGCAGGGTGTTGTCGCGGCCACCGGCCAGGTTGGTGTCGAGCTCCAGGTTACGGCGGCTGGCGCCGTCCAGCACCACGGTGTCGTCCAGCCGTTCATGACGCAGGCTGCGCAGATGGGGCAGGGCGGTGCGCTGGGTTTCCTTGGCATACGCCAGCAGGCAACCGGCGGCGCCGATCGCCAGGGTCAGGGTTTCGCAACCGAAGCCTTTGAGGTCCTGGGTGGAGAATTGCTGGCAGAGACTTTTCAGCGCCGAATCACGCTCGAAATCCCACGGCGCGCGGCGACGAACGCCACGGCGTTTTTCCGCCGGCAGATCCTTCGGCCAGTCATCCGGGATCAGCAACTCGACCGGGTTGACCCGCTCCAGCTCCGCCAGCAGGTTTTCCCAGCCCTTGATCTCCAGCACGGTGAAGTTGCCGCTGGTGATGTCCAGCACCGCCAGGCCGAACAGACGCTCATCGCCCAGCACCGCCGCGATCAGGTTATCGCGACGCTCATCGAGCAGCGCCTCATCGCTGACCGTACCCGGGGTGATGATCCGCACCACCTGACGCTCCACCGGGCCCTTGCTGGTGGCCGGGTCGCCAACCTGCTCGCAGATCACCACCGACTCGCCGAGCTTGACCAGTTTCGCCAGGTAGCCTTCCGCCGCGTGATACGGAATCCCGCACATCGGAATCGCCTGACCCGCCGACTGCCCGCGCGCGGTCAGGGTGATGTCCAGCAACTTGGCTGCCTTCTTCGCGTCTTCGTAGAAGATCTCGTAGAAGTCGCCCATGCGGTAGAACATCAGCTGGTCCGGGTGCTGATTTTTCAGGCGCCAGTACTGCTGCATCATCGGAGTGTGGGAGGACAGGTCGGAGACGGCTTTATTCATCGGATTGTCAGGTAACTCGTTGGAAGGTGTGGGGCAAAAGCGCGGCAGTGGCCGGGCTTTTCCGCGATGGGCGCAAGGTTACCATGGGCGGTCTGTCGGACGCAGGCATCGCGGCCGGGTGACAGCTATATGGCGCAAAAAGCTCGACTATGCACGATTTATGCAAATCAGCATTTGTCTTCGCGAAAAACTTCAAGCACTATGCGCGTTATGCAAAAACGCAACGTATCTACCGTCTTAAGAGCACTGCTCGACCAGCACGGGATCTCCCCCACGGAGCTTCACCGTCGCACCGGCGTGCCTCAATCCACGCTCTCGCGGATTCTCAGCGGGAAGATCGTCGATCCTTCGGATAAACACATCTCAAAGATCGCCGAGTACTTTGCCGTGAGCACCGATCAGTTGCGCGGGCGCGCGGATGTTGCGCCCGCCAGCAACGGCGGACGCGACGAGTTGCATTCCGAACTCAAGGACATAAGCCTGTGGGACGACGACACCCCCGTCGATGACGACGAGGTGTCGGTACCCTTTCTTCGCGAGGTTGAATTGGCTGCTGGATCAGGAAGATTCGTCATCGAAGAGAGCGAGCGCTCGAGCCTGCGCTTCGGCAAGCGCAGCCTGCGCCATAACGGTGTGCAGTTCGATCAGGCCAAATGCGTGACGGTACGGGGCAACAGCATGTTGCCGGTGCTGCGCGACGGTGCCACGGTTGGGGTCAACGCGGGAAAATGCGGGATTGGCGACATCATTGATGGCGACCTTTATGCGATCAACCACAACGGTCAACTGCGGGTGAAGCAGCTTTATCGCCTGCCCACCGGTATCCGCCTGCGCAGCTTCAATCGCGATGAGCATCCGGACGAGGACTACAGCTTCCAGGACATGCAGGAAGAGCAGATCGTTATCCTCGGTCACGTCTTCTGGTGGGGCATGTACGCCCGGTAACCTGATTCCTTTCTGACAAAACCCGCCTCGGCGGGTTTTTTTTCGCCTGTAGAAAACCGGCCAACCCTTGAATGGCGGGGCTTTCATGCATTCGCGCATTTCCAGTGCATAAATAAATGCATTTACGCATTGACTGTATATGCATTCATGCATATTCTTGCCACCAAGCCGCTCGACAAAGCGGCTGGCAACAACAGCTCTTTAGTTCCACAAGAACAGGCAGCGATGAACCGGCCTCAACGGTTCAGAGGGTTGGCAACTGACCCGGGTGTGCAGCGTAAAGCACCAGAAGCAGTTATCCGGCGGGCAGGGACCGCGGTCGGAAAAACAATTTGAATGGACTCGTACCGCGCCAGTAGCGCCGAAAAGTCAGCTTCCTTCACGTACACAGGATTGAAGGAAGGCGAAGGAGCGCATTACTGAAAAGCCCGGCGAACTGCCGGGCTTTTTGGAATGCCTGCCTGACGCAGGCCGCTTCAACGAAGCTTCACGACATAAACCCAGTCAGGCGGAGAATCAAAAGGATTTGCAGATGTTGAAAGAATGCCGCTGCGGCCATTGCAAACGACTGCTCGCCCGGGTGGGTGAGTACACAGAACTCCAGATCAAATGTTCCCGCTGCGGAACATTGAATCATGTGAAGGCCGCGAGCCTCGAGCGATCGCCTGTGAGCGACATGAGCACAATCAAGTGCACAAGACTATCCGACTCTACAGGTAAAAAATGAAATCGATCAAAACTCATCTGGGTTCGATGCTGTTGTCCCTGACGCTGCTGGCTGCCAGCGGTTCCGCCTTTGCGGCCGAACTGGTTGTCAATGGAAGCTTTGAAACTCCTGGCTGCGCTAACGACTGCATCTTGAATACACCCGCTCAGGCTGACTTCATCAACGGCTGGACAACGTTCCTGTCCGGTGTCGAGTACATGAATGTCCGCGCCGCCATCGGCAGTTCGGTTGCTGCGGACGGCGCAATGGCGGTTGATCTTGCCAACTATGTTTACGAAAACGGCGGCGGAATTCAGCAAAACATCAACACCGTCGTGGGCGCAAAGTATCGCCTGACTTTCAGCGCCGGTAACTCGAAGTATGTGAATCGCACCGGCAATGGTGTCATCAACGTCAAGGTAGCCGGACAAACCACAAGCTTCGACACGCCTGTGGCGACAGGCGATGCAACCGTATGGGAAACCAGAACCCTGGACTTCACCGCCACTACTTCGCAAACGACCCTGAGCTTCTGGAACGAGCAGAATCCCAATGCTCATTTCGCGTTCATTGACAAGGTCAGCGTAGTACCTCTTTAAGGGATAGCCGGCGGGCACTCCTTGAGTGCCTGCTTTCAGAGACATCGTTTGAGATCAAAATACATCACACATCAAACTTTCAAGGAGGCGTGACATGACAAGCGAGCAACAAGCGTTGGCAGACATGCCGATCTGGCTGGTCATCCTCCTTGCCGTCGTGGGCGGGGTGTCCGGCGAAATGTGGCGCGCCGACAAGGAGGGCGCCCGTGGCTGGTCACTGCTGCGGCGCCTGGCCCTGCGTTCCGGCGCCTGCATGATCTGCGGCGTCTCGGCGATCATGCTGCTGTACGCCGCCGGCATGTCGATCTGGGCTGCCGGGGCATTTGGTTGCCTGACGGCAATGGCCGGTGCCGACGTCGCTATCGGCCTTTACGAACGTTGGGCTGCCAAGCGTATCGGCGTCTGCGAAGTTCCTCCGCGCGACCCGCAGTAACCCCTTCACTTTCCTGTCTCGCTGCACGCCGTGCGGCGGGACTTCGCGTGGACATCAGAAAAGGAGGTCAAGCATGCCCACACCGATCCAGCAGCCTTCGCAGCTGTTCACGGCGATGGCGACAGCCTTGCGCAACAGCTCCGAGCTGAACGTGCAGGTCGGCAATCACGATGACTTCACGGCCCCCGGCGACAAGGCCTGGGTGTTGATCGACATCGAGCGAAATGCACCGGGAGAGCGCGCCGCCAATGGGCGCATTGCCCATGTGCTGACGCTGTCGTTGCAAGTCATTCCGGCGCTGTCCGCCACGGCATTTGCCGCCTGTGATCTGATCGCCGCGCTGAAGAACCTGATCACCGACAACCGCTGGGGCTTGCCCGGCGATCAATGCGATCTGCCGATGAACATCGATGGAATGCCGTCATTGCTCGTCCGCGCCGATCAGCCGAGCAAAGCCTGGACGCTGTCGTTCAACCAGACCCTTTACCTGGGCCCGACCTTGCTCGACGACCCGCTCGGTGCACCGAAATTCGCCCGCACCTGGGAAGTCAGCGACATCGACGATCCCGACCAATACACCTCGCTGGAGGCCTGACCGATGTTCGACGCACTACTTCGAATGCAGCTGGGTCCGATCATCGAGCGCCTGGCGGAGATGGAAGCAGAGATCGAAGACCTGCACCGGCGCGCCGAAAGTTATTGCCGCATCGGCATCTGTCAGGACGTCGATGCCGCGAGCAACACCTGCAGGGTCAGCCACGGTGGATTGCTGACACCCGCCATCAAGTTCTTCAACCCGAGCGCCGGCGCGCAGAGCGAGTCGCGGATCCCGACGGTGGGCGAACAGTGTCTGCTGTTCAACTACGGCAGCGGTGAAAGCGGCGCGCAAAGTGTGGCGCTGTTCGGCCTGAACAGTGACCGTTTTCCGCCAGCCTCGACGGTGCCGACGTTGACCCGTCGTGTTCATCAGGACGGCAGCGAAAGCGGCTACGACGACGCCACGCACACGCTGCATTGGCAAAACGGGCCGGCCGCCTTCAACGGTTCTCGCGAGTCGCTTGAGCTGAGTATTGGGCCGGCGCGGCTGGCGATGACCCCGCAAGCGATCAACCTGCAACTGGGCGCGGTCGGCCTGACCATCGACGCCTCGGGCGTGCATTTCAGCGGCCCGTTGGTGGATCACCAGGGCCGCGTCATCAGCCCCTGAATCAAGAGCTTCCCATGATCGGAATCGATAGAGACAGCGGGGCCACGGTCGACGACTGGCTGCAATTCGTGCAGCGCGCGACCCGGGCCCTGACCACGCCGCTGGGCACCCGGCAAAAACGGCCCTTGTACGGTTCGCTGATCCCCACGCTGCTGGGGCAGAACCTGGGCGACGACATCCTGTTGCTCGCCCAGAGCCACGCGGCCCAGGCGTTCTACAACCCGCAAAACGGCATCGGCGATTTCCAGCCCGGCGTGATCGTCGCCACCCGACAGGGCGCCGGTTTGCTGCTGCGGTTTGCCGGTACCTGGAAAAACCGCCAACAGACTTTCGAGGTCGTGACATGAGCATGTTGATCCCCGGCCAGAATCAGTTGGCCGAACCCTCCTTGATCAAGGTCGATGCCTTCGAGGATCTGCTCGCCGAGTTCAAGACCTTTGTGGTCGAGTACGTCGGCGCACGTTCGCCGCAGAGCGCGGAAAAGCTCAAGACCAGCCTGGAAAACGAAAGCGAACTGCTGACCCTGGCTCTGGAGGCCTTTTGCGTTCGCCTGCAAACCCACGAACGCAAATACAACGCCCGGATCAAGCAGATGCTGGCGTGGTGGGCCACCGGCAGCAACCTTGATGCGCGGCTGGCGGACATGGGCCTGGAGCGACAGTTGCTCGATCCAGGCGATCCGGCGGCATTCCCGCCGGTGCCGGCGATCTACGAAAGCGACGATGACGCCCGGCTGCGCTATTACCTGGCGCCCCATGCGCCGGCGGCGGGGTCGCGGATGCAGTATCGCCGCGAGGTGTTCACCTTGGGCGAACGGCCGACGGTGAAAGTCGAATCCACCGATGCCGGTGTGGTGAACGTCACTTACACCTTCGACCCGGACGGCCTCGCCGCACAGGTCAAGGACGGTAACGGCCGTCGCACCGCGCCTGGTGAAGTGCAAGTCACCGTGCTTGCCCGCGAGGGCGACGGTACACCGTCCCCGACTCTTCTCGAAGGCGTGCGTCGACACTTTGCCCGACCCGATGTTTGTCCGGAGACGGACAAGGTGACGGTGCAGGCCGCAGAGATTCAGCGCTACACAATCCGCGTCGTGGCAAAGATCAATTCGGGCCCGGATTCGGGCCTGACCAAGGTCGCCGCGCAGCAACACCTGCAGGCCTACGCCGACAGTTGTCATCGCCTGGAAGGTCGGGTCGATCCGAGCTGGATCGACTACACGCTGCACAGCGCCGGCGCCGTGCAATTGCAGATTCTTGAACCTCTGGATTCCGTTGTGTGCTCGGCGTTTCAAGCACCGTACTGCACGGCGGTCGAAGTCGAGGTGCAGACGCTATGACCGGTCAGACACCGCGTCCGACCCTGCTGCCGGCCAACAGCTCGGCGCTGGAACGGGCACTCGACATCGGCTTCGGCGCATTGCTTGATCGCGTCGCGCCGCCGTTTCCCGAGCTGATGAACCCGGCCTCGACACCCGTTGCGTTCCTGCCGTATCTCGCAGCGGATCGCGGGGTGGCCGAATGGAGCACCGACGCACCGGAAGCGGAAAAGCGCCTGACCGTCGAACTGGCCTGGCCCACCGCGCGCCAGGCCGGCACCCGCAAGGCGCTGGAGAATGCCGCCAAGGGTTTGCAGCTCAGGCCGGAAATCCGCGCCTGGTACGAACAGACCCCGCCCGGCGAGCCTTACAGCTTCACCGTACGCGCCTTCAGCGAACAACCCTACAGCGAAGAAATCGACGCCCGTCTCGACCGACGCCTGACGGATGCCAAGAGCGAGCGGGACGTGCTGTCGGTGTCGGTCGGCCTCAGCGCATTCGGCAACCACGTCATCGGCGCCGCGACTTTCTGCGGTGAGCTGACCACGGTTTATCCGGTTTTCCTCGAAGGGCTCGAGACATCCGGCGAGGCCTTCATGGCGGCTGCGCTGTACACCGTCGAAACATCCACTATTTATCCTCAGGGGGCCTGAATGGCTGACTATTACACCCTGCTCACCAACGCAGGGATTGCCTACGAAACGGCGTGCAAGGCCGCGGGCCTGCCGATCAAGCTGACGCAGATTTCCGTCGGCGATGGCGGCGGCGCGGTCTACAACCCGGCCGCTACAGCTACCGCGCTCAAACGCGAAGTCTGGCGCGGACCGCTCAACGCGCTGTTCCAGGACGAGAAAAATCCGAGCTGGCTGCTCGCCGAAGTCACCATTCCGCCGGACGTCGGTGGCTGGTACGTGCGTGAAGCCGGTCTGTGGACCGACACCGGGATTCTCTACGCGATCGTCAAATACCCGGAGTCGTTCAAACCGGTGCTGGCCACATCCGGCTCGGGAAAAGAGTTTTATATCCGCTCGATTTTCGAGACCAGCAATGCCTCGCTGGTGACGCTGCTGATCGATGACACGGTGGTCAAGGCGACCCGTGCGTGGGTCATGAGCTACCTCGCCGAAGAACTCGGCAAACTCGACGGCAAACAGTCGGTACGTGTCGCCGCCACCGCCAACGTGGTGTTGAACGGTGCGCAGCAGATCGACGGCGTGGCGGTGATTGCCGGCGACCGTGTGCTGCTGCCGAACCAGACCCTGGCCAAGGACAACGGCCTGTGGATCGTCGCCAACGGCGACTGGATTCGGGCCAACGATGCCAACATCAGCGCCAAGGTCACACCGGGCCTGACGGTGATGGTGGAAGAGGGCACGCTCAACGGCGATTCACTGTGGCACCTGACCACCAATGCGCCGATTACCCTTGGCACAACCGCGCTGACATTCAAGATGCTGGCAGGGCGTACCGGGATTGCTGCCGGGACTTACAAGAGTCTGAGCGTCGACGAATATGGCCGCGCTACGGCCGGCTCGAACCCTGACACTCTGGCCGGTTTCGGCATCAAGGATTCGTACACCAAGGCTGAAGTCGAGGCGCTGATTGCCAAGGCGTCGGCGTTGCCGGTGGGGTCGATTGTCGCGTTCCCGGTTGACTCGCCACCTCCGGGCTTTCTGGAGTTGGACAACAGCGTCAAGAGCAGCGCGACCTACCCGGACTTGAGTGCCTATCTGGGCGGCAAGTTCAACAAGGGGGATGAGGGTGTCGGGAATTTCCGGTTGCCGGAGGCGCGTGGGGAGTTCTTGCGGGGTTGGGATCATGGTCGGGGAGTTGACGCCGGACGCGGGCTCGGAACCGCTCAACTAGATGCGATGCAACGCTTGACCGGCGCAATTGCTGCTGCTGACGCTACTGGCCTTGCTCAAGCGCTTAATGGTGTATATGCCGGCAGCAAGTCGGGAGTATCGAAGGGCGTTACGGCTGCTGTAGATGCATACACCAACGTCAATTTCGATAACGCTCGACAGGCCCGCACGGCGGATGAAAATCGCCCGCGCAACGTGGCCGTCATGTGGTGCATCAAGGCCTGGAACGCCCCGGTCAATCAGGGAAACATCGACGTAGCGGCACTGGTCAAGGAAGTGTCACGCCTCGGCTCTGCCGTTCCGGTGGGCGCCGTCATGGCATTCCCGACTGGGATCGTACCGCCTGGCTTTCTTGAGCTGGATGGCAGTGTGCAGAGCGTTGCAACCTATCCGGATCTGGCGGCGTACCTAAGTACAAAATTCAACAAGGGAGATGAGGGCACCGGTAATTTCCGCTTGCCGGAGTCTCGCGGTGAATTCCTGCGGGGTTGGGATCATGGTCGTGGTGTGGATACTGGGCGAACTGCCGGAAGCTATCAGGCGGATACGCTCAAGGCACATACTCATTACCTTCCGACAGGATCTGGAGGTGGGCAGGCAGTCGATCCAAATGGAGAAACTCCTTCTGTTGTGCTGAAGGATACAGCAGCAGATTGGGCTCTACGGTCGACATTCGGGGGCGATAACGCTGAGTTGTCTATAGGTAGTGTGAGAACCTATAACTACGGCAATGCGGTGGAAACTCGCCCACGCAACCTCGCCGTCATGTGGTGCATCAAAGCCTGGAACGCGCCGATCAATCAGGGAAACATCGACGTCGCCGCACTGGCCAATGAAGTCGCGCAGCTCAAATCTTCTGTTCCGGTTGGCGCGGTCATGGCATTTCCAACGGGTGTCGCTCCTGCCGGTTATCTTGAGCTGGATGGTAGCGTGCAAAGCATTGCGACCTATCCGGATCTGGCGGCGTATCTCGGCACTACATTCAACAAGGGCGATGAGGGAGCCGGGAATTTCCGGTTGCCGGAATCTCGCGGCGAATTCCTGCGAGGTTGGGATCATGGTCGCGGTGTTGACGCTGGTCGGACAGTCGGTAGCTGGCAAAAAGCGACGTTGGTTGCGCACGATGCAGTGACCTCGACAGCGCAGGCTATCCAAGCTGCGGCCTCATCGTGGAAACTCAATCCAGACAATAGCGGTAAGTCTCACCCGGTACTCGGAGGCGACGTTGCCTTTGCGGCCGACTATCCTGCCGCATTTTTCTCTTCTGGCGAAATCACCTCCCCGGTTTCGCTGAATCAGGCGGCGCTGTTTACTGATGGGCACCTGGTTGGCACCCGTCCGCGCAACCTGGCTGTCATGTGGTGCATCAAGGCCTGGAACGCCCCGGTCAATCAGGGAAGCATTGATGTCGCAGCGTTGTCCGATCTGGCGCAGCAGGCTACCGAACTCAATCAAGGCACTGCGAAGGTAGCGACCCAGGCACAGGTCGATGCAGGTGCCGACGATAAAACCTTCGTGACCCCGAAAAAAATGCGCTGGGGTTTCTCCATCAGTGTTTCCGGCGACATGAGCGGCAGCTATGTCATTTTCCCAACCTGGCTCGGAGGCTTGACCCTCCAGTGGGGGATGACGACCGCCATCGCATCCGGAGCCAATTATTTGCAGGCGTTTCCGGTCGCCTACCCAATGGTCAACCCGTCAGTATTTATCACTTACCCCAATACGGCCGTGGACGCTCCCGTCGGATCGACCTACATCGGGCAAATCAAAGGGATCAGTAAAGCGAACGTGACCATTCGTAATCTGGGTCAGGGACCTGCACAGTTTTACTACTTTGCAGTGGGTCGCTAATACAACGGAGTGACGAGGTCTATTTATGAAATTCGCAACATTTGATGAACACGGAGACCTGACTGGTCGGTATGACTCCGATATTCATAGCGTTATTCCTGAACAAGCGATTGAACTCAGTGACGCAGTATTTCTGGCGACCAGAACAGAGAGGGACGGTGTCTGGAAGTTGGTTGACGGTGAGGTGGTCAAGTTACCTTTTCCTCACATCGAACCCGATTATGCGGCTCTGTTTGCGGCTGAGCGTTTCACCCGGGAAGCATCAGGTATTGCCGTAGAGGGATTGCGCATCGAGACCTCTCGTGAGAGTCAGGCTTTGATCGCGAGCACAGGTCTCTCCGCAGTACTTGATCCGCAGTACCGCTGCAATTTTAAAACCCTTAGCGGTTTCGTCGAAATCGGTGCCGCACAGATTCTCTCAATTGCGCAGGCTGTCAGGGCGCACGTGCAGGCTTGTTTCGACCGCGAACTGGAATTGCTCCAGGCAATCGAGGACGGCACGTTCTCCGATGAAATGCTCAAGGAAGGCTGGCCCGATTCCATGCCAGCTAGACCGACCTCCGAGCCTCAATAAAACGCCCCGCACCCCGGGGCGTTTTCTTGTCCGCCCATTACATTCAACACCCGCCAAAGCCCCTCCCTTTGAGGGGCTTTCCCGTTTATGGAGAAACGAAAAATGGCAACCCGCCAAACCTACACCGTGCTCGTTCCATTCCCCACCGGCGGTGGGCACTGGTCGAGCGTCGGCCAGGAACTCGATCTGCTCGATGTCGAGGCCAGTGCCCTGCACAGCGCCGGTCGACTGGAGCTGAAAACATCTACCACCAAGGCCGTGAAGGCCGCTGCCAAGAAGGCTGACTGACTATGGCTGAGGTTCTGAACTTCGAGCACAACGGCATTACCGTCAATGCCACCGAATCCCCCGAGGCCATGGGTGGCCTGGGTGACAACGTCATCGGTCTGGTCGGCACCGCGCCGAAAGCCGATCCGCTGATTCCGCGTAACGCACCGTTTCGCATCAACAGTTTCACCACCCACGCGCTGCTCGATCCGACAGGTTCGGAAGAGGGCACCCTGTACCACGCGGTTTACCAGATCCTCAAAGTGGTCAAGGTGCCGGTCTACGTGGTGATCGTCGAAGCGGGCGCGACCCCGGCTGACACCGTCAACGCGGTAATCGGCGGTGTTGAGCCAGCCACCGGTCGCAAGCTCGGTCTGGCGGCACTGGGCAGCGTCCCGGAAGACCTGACCATCATCGGCGCACCGGGTTTCACTGGCACTAAAGCGGTGGCCAGCGAGTTCGCCTCGTTCGGCAAGCGCATCAAGGCCCGTGTGGTGCTGGACGGCAAGGACGTCTCGGTCGCCGATCAGGTGCTGTACAGCCAGGAACTGGGCGGCGCTGACCTCGGTTTCGACCGTTGCCTGGTGGTGCACAACATGCCCGCCGTGTACTCGAAAGCCGCGAAGAAAAACGTCTTCCTCGCGCCATCCAGTCTGGCGATTGCCGCGCTGGCCAAGGTCAAGCAATGGGAAAGCCCGGGCAACCAGGTGACCTACGCCGAAGACGTGTCGCGGGTCGTTGAGTACAACATCCTCGACACCTCCACCGAAGGCGAT